AAGAACTATGTGATTATCTTGTAGTTGCTCTTCAGGTTGACCCCACTATCGATAGACCTGGTATCAAAAACAAACCCACCCAGAGTGTGTACGAGAGGTATGTACAACTTCAAGGTTGTAAGTATGTTGATGAGATCCTGGTATATGAAACCGAGGATGATCTTATCAATCTAATCAAAACTCAAACACTTGATATTAGATTCTTGAGCGAAGAGTATAAGGACAGAGATTTCACAGGAAAACAATACTGTATCGATAATAATATTGAACTATACTATCACCTAAGACGACATAAGTATTCTTCGACTGAGCTTAGGAATAGGGTTTATACTTTAGAAAATGCAAAAAGAACAGAACTAGTTCCCGGAGAAGTATTAGATCAATACTCACCAGAACTTCTTAATAAGTATGAAAAATCATGAGTATTCTAGTTACAGGTGGTGCAGGATTTATTGGAAGCAATCTTCTTCATTATCTTGAACAGTTTGGTGAGAAAGTTATCTGTATGGATAAACTTTCTTATGCCGCAGATGAAACTAACCTTCCAGATTATGTAAAGTTTTATCGAACAGATATTGCTGACGAAGAATCAGTAAGATATGTATTTGAAAATGAGACTATTACAAAGGTCTTTCACCTTGCGGCAGAGAGTCATGTAGATAATTCAATTAAAGATTGTAAACCTTTTATTCATTCTAATATTATAGGTACTGTTAATCTTCTTCAATGTGCATTAGAACATGAAGTAAGTAGATTTATGCACATCTCTACTGATGAGGTGTTTGGTTCTATTGCATATGGTTCCTTCAATGAGATATCTAGGTACAGACCAAGGAATCCATACTCTGCATCTAAGGCAGCAAGTGATCATTTTGTAAATGCATACCACATTACATACGGTTTGCCAACCGTTATTACAAACTGTTCTAATAACTATGGTCCACGACAATATCGTGAGAAGATGGTCCCTAAAACTATCTTAAGTCTTATGAATGACAGACCAGTTGATGTGTATGGTAGTGGATTACAAATTCGTGACTGGATCTATGTTGAGGATCATTGTAAAGCCCTTGTAGAACTTTCTAAGAGGGGTAGAGTGGGTCAGAGTTATAGTGTTGGTGGTGACTGTGAATTGAAGAACATTGAACTTGTTCATAGGATTGCTGGACTGATGAAAAAAGAAGTTGAAATAAACTTCATCAAGGATAGACCAGGCCATGATCAAAGATATTCAACATCTAACGATAAGATCACAACAGAAACACCTTGGACTACTAGTGTCGATATTAATGAAGGCCTCTTAAAAACTATCAAATATTATTATGAACAGAATTGATACTCCTCTCAAGGACGCATTTGTTATTCATGCAGATAAGTACAAAGATAATAGAGGATTCTTTCTAGAGTCTTACAACTCTAATTCATTCAAAGAGATTGGGTTAGATGTTGATTTTGTTCAGGATAATCACTCCAACTCTTCAGTAAATGTCCTCAGAGGACTACACTATCAGGTGGAGAAGCCCCAAGGTAAACTTGTTCGGTGTATGTCTGGACGGATTTTGGATGTCATAGTAGACTTGAGAGAGTCCTCAGAGACTTTTGGTGAGTCGTATTCAATCGATCTGTACTCACCAGAAGTCATGTTATGGGTTCCACCTGGGTTTGCTCATGGGTTTTATTGTATGTTAGACAACTGTCACATTGCGTATAAAACTACTGACTATTATTACAAAGAGTACGATAGAACTCTTCTATGGAATGATAAAGACCTTAGTATTCAATGGCCAACTGCAACACCAATCCTTTCAGACAAAGATAAATTAGGTAAGACTATGAGTGAGTGTGAAAAGTATGACTGACCTTTCTTTATTTGGAGGTACAGGCTACATCGGTTCAACATATGAACGAATGTACCCTGGTAATGTAATCATTCCTCGTGGTCAAAGACATTTTGATACTAAGAATGTATTGTATTTTATCAGTACAACAACTAATCAGAATGTATTTCAAGATCTACAGGTTGATATTGATGTCAATCTTAAGATCTTTACCGAATTATTATCACATTGTAAGAGAACTGATACTGTAATCAACTTTGTAAGCTCAGGGTTTGTTTATGGTAACGATATTCTAGATGCCAAAGAGACTGACTGTTGCAATCCAACTGGGTTCTATTCCATTACTAAAAGATGTGCAGAACAACTTCTGATGTCTTATTGTGAGACCTTTGGTATCAAGTATCGTATCTTTAGGATTGGTAATGTCTTTGGTATTGACCCAACAGTATCACAAGGTAAGAATGTTCTAGGTTATATGATCCGTCGTTTGGAGAATGATGACTACATCGTATTGTATGACGGAGGTAACTATGTAAAAGACTATATGCATGTCGAAGATGTGTGTAGTGCAATGAAACTTCTGATGGATGAGTCCGATACCAATAACATCTATAACATTGGTACTGGGGTATCTCGTTCGTTTAGAGAAGTCATCGAGTTTGCAAAGGACTATGTTGGAAGTAATAGTGAGTTGATTAGTGCAGAGATGCCTGAGGATCAGAAGTATCTACAGATTAAAAACTTTACAATGAATGTAGACAAACTTTCATCTTATGGTCATGTTCCAAACCTTATGATTGATACTGGTGTCGAAATGATGTGTAAAGCATATTGACTTCATAACAATTTTTGGTAAAATAAATAGTAAGTAACAAATTAAATGTATGTCTGAATTTAAGAAAACCGCACTAGTACTTGGTGCGGGTGGGTTTATTGGTAGTCATATGGTGAAGAGACTACGATCAGAAGGATATTGGGTTCGTGGTGTTGACCTAAAGAGACCGGAGTATTCTGACACTGAAGCAAACGAATTCATTCAAGGTGACTTGAGGGATAGAAGTTTTGTTCGTCGTTGTATTCGTACCACGGGTGTCAATGGTGGCTTCTATGCACAGATTGTTGACAAGTTTCTGTCACCCTTTGATGAGATCTATCAGTTTGCTGCTGATATGGGTGGTGCTGGATTTGTATTCACTGGGGAGAACGATGCAGACATCATGCACAACTCAGTGTCTATCAATCTGAATGTACTCGAAGAGCAACATCTTCTTAATCTGGATAAGGATGTAAACAAGACTAAGATCTTCTACTCTGGTTCTGCATGTATGTACCCAGAGCATAACCAACTAGACCCTGATAACCCTGACTGTCGTGAAGAATCAGCATACCCAGCAGCACCAGACTCAGAATATGGATGGGAGAAACTATTCTCTGAGCGTCTCTACTTTGCTTACAATCGTAACCATGGGATCCCTGTTCGGGTTGCTAGGTATCACAATATCTTCGGACCTGAAGGAACCTGGGAGGGTGGCAGAGAGAAGGCGCCAGCTGCAATCTGTCGTAAAGTCGCTTACCTCCCGGAGGTCGGTGGAGGCATCGAGGTGTGGGGAGATGGCTTACAAACTCGTTCCTTCTTGTACATTGACGAATGCATTGAAGCAACTAGAAGACTGATGGATAGTGACTTCATGGGACCAGTTAATATTGGTTCTGAGGAGATGGTTACTATCAATCAACTTGTAGAGACTGCTGCTAAGGTTTCTGGTAAGGTAGTACGTAAACTATACAAACTTGATGCACCTACAGGTGTTCGTGGTCGTAACTCTAACAATGATCTTATTCGTGAGAAGTTAGGTTGGGATTATGAACAAACCCTTGAAGAAGGTATCCGTAAAACATACGAATGGATCTGTACACAAATTGAGGAAAAGACTGATGAAAGTATTTGATGTATTTCTTTTTGGTTATGAGTTAGATCTGTTGGAGATTCGTATGAATCTTCTTGATCCTTATGTTGATTACTTTGTATTCAGTGAAGGTGGTAAGACATTCTCGGGCGAAGATAAAGGGTTTGTATTTAAGAAAACTGATAAGAGATTTAATAAGTTTAAAAATAAAATCATTTACACTAAGATTGAAGAACCAACATCTGAACAACTTCAAGAACAAGGTATTAAGTACAATGTGAAACGAGAGAGTTTCATGAGAGATACCTTTTATAAGGATAGCATCATCGATGTTCTTAAAGAGCATTGTTCTGATGAAGATGTAATTATTTGGTCTGACCTAGATGAGGTACCAAACCCTGAAGTCATTGAGCAAATTAAGGACTTTTATGAACCTGGTACTGTGTATAACTTTGCACAAGATAATTACCAAGCTGCACTGAATTGGTTCGAAACTACAGGTACTATTACCTCTCAGACACAAGACTTCTCTTATGAAGAAGAAGGTCCGCGTTGGATTGGTACTAAGATGTGTGACTTTGCCACACTAAGTAAGTATTCTTTGACTGACATTAGACGTGAACTTCCTCAAGAGAAGAATCTAAGAATCTATCCTGGTGGTTGGCACTGGAGTACAGTTGGTAGTGATGAAGAGTGTACTATGTACGAGAGAGTGATGAAGAAGATTAAGTCTTCTGCCCACACTGAACTCAACAATGAAAAACTTATTGGTGAACTCGAACAGAGATTGAAAGATGGTAGATCACCACTAGGTCAGGACAATGCATCATACTGTATTACTCACTTTGATACTGATAGATTCCCACAGTATCTAATTGACAACCAAGAGAAGTATTCTTATTTGATCAAATGATTGTAACTGAAATTTATAGGGGTTCTGGACTAGGAAACCAGATTTGGAACCTTGTTGTATCTAGAATCCTTGCACATAGACATGGATATAAGTGGGGTGTAAAGAAAAGTACTCCATTCAA